ATAATTCCTATCTCATACCCTCTATTGCTATGCAAACTTCTTGGAACTCCCAATCCAGAATACGAAACTACAGAACTTGTTATTTGATAGTATTCATAAACAGATTGAGTTATGCTTGCAGGATTATCAACATATCTCATTGCCAGTAAAGATAATTCAATAATAGTAGAAGATGGAAATGCTGTAATCCTAATAGCCTCTCCTGGAATATCAATACCGCTTTCGTACTTTATTAAAGCATCTAATGTTAATGGTATTTGACAATTTACAATATCAGTAAAAGTATTCCCATCGCAAGAATCATCACCCAATGGATTATAAACCAATTGAATATTACCTCCAGGAAGCGAAGTGCCTATTGCTTCTTGGAACTCTGTACTTATTGCAAGGTCATAAGGAGTAGCGTAATTATTTTTTAAATATATTGAAAAGTTTATAAATAAATTAGAAGTTGTTTCTGTCGGAAATGGCAAAGTTCCTGTAAAAGAATTATGTACTATTGATATTCCAATATTTATCAATGCTCCTGCAATTAAATCTACCCCTGCAAAATCAATATGCAAAGAAGAATCTGCTACAGAATGGCTGATATCTATATTATATGTTGTATCAGTAAAAAAAGTTGGCAATTCAACTAAATTTATCTCTTCAGAAACCAATTGTGTATAATAGTCCATTCTTGTAGGCACATCATACCCATCAACATAGTTACCATACATTAACCTGTTGCCCATTATAGTTTGTGCCTTTGCTAGTCTTGGCACATTGTCATATAGTCTCAGCAGTTCTGACTCAGAAAGAATAGTAAAAATTTTACTATTATTAAAAAAATACGAATAAGTAGTATTATCAGAAAGCCCTGCCGAAACTTTGTCGATCTTCTCAATTACCTTGATTATATTATTTGTCGCTTGCTTAAACAATAAATCTATACCAACAACTAACGGTCCACCCGAATCATAAAAAATATCTACTGCATTATATTCATTCACCATACCCTCGTTCAGATAACTATCCGGACTGAAGTTAAATGACTGTGGTACAAATGCTGGCTCAGACCATTGTGACGTAGCACTGTATTCACCATCGGCATACTTATACCTATAGGCGAAGCAGATAAACCTATCGCTTAAATAATTCTCTTGACCTATAGTATTTAATAGCGTTATTGATGGAGATGTTACCGGTGGCTTCTTAATAACTAAAATAGATTCCGCTAATATAGCAGGCTGACCGTTATAGTCAATGCCTGCTCCATCAGGGTTGTCATAGTTACGGTTAATATTTATAAATCTAGGTTGGTTATAGTCATCGGTCCAAAAGATAAGATTCTCAATCAAATCAACACCTGTTATTAAGTATTGTGGATTGAAATTCAACGTAGTATCAATACCACCACCATCGTCAACACTGACAATGTGATAGGTCAATATCAAAGTAGAAATGTTATAAGACACTACCAAATCTAACTTACCGGTATTTGATTTAGTAAAATTGGGGTCATGCACAAACCAATAGATTGTCTCTCTCGCACTATCATCAATTGCTCCTATACATCTTGCTTCTGTGCTTAATGGAGTTCCATCAGTGTACGTCAACGTAGTCAATGGCAAGTTACCTTTCGTGTTTTCTATAACACCAACCTCTGACTTTTCGGTAGAACCCATGCGGACATTCATGGCATCTATGTATTCCCCTTCAGGAACAACACGCTCATCGAATGTTTTATTCATTTTGCCTAAAACAAAATTCCTAGTAAAATTTGCCATGTCTTATTTTATTACTTTATCCAATCCTCTTAGGTTCATCAATAACCTGCCAGGGTGCATATTACTTATTCTTATCTTGGCATTGCGAAGCAAAGCACCTCTCTCTTTTCTCGCTCTTGCCACAATGTATTCTTGAACACCTACTTTAGAGTTTAGTATCTCATATCTTATATAGGCATACACATACTGCTCAAACAATTTGTTTACGCTTATGGCAGAGTTGTCACCATTCTCCATACCATCAGAAACATATTCAAGTATTATAGTGTGTCCTGCTACATGAGAGTCAAAGTTTATAACTCCGGCTTTCTTGTCAACGTTAAAAGTAGGATTGAAGTTAGCTGTCTCTGTATTTAATCCTACAGCACCACCAATACCATAATCAAAATACCACATCCCATCAACACACCAACCTTCTTGTCCGTTGAATTGATTACCTTGATTCAAGTAGATGCTCTTCTTTGTCTTTTTAATCCGGTCGTAGTCAATGTTTGAGAACTGTGGCTCAAGAATATTACCGTTTTGGTCGAATAAGATATTGCAGTTATGATCTTGGAGATAAGCCCTTGATGACAATGTCTGAATGTTCTCTGTTAGTGGTCTTAACCATCCATCTTTGTACAAGGATATCCTAACCCAGTTCACATAGTCCGGAGGTAGAACATATCTTAATTGGTCACATACACTAAGTTCCAATACTTTTATTTCTTTAAAAGCATCATAATTCAATTCTTGTATCGCTCTTTTGGCGTGAAACAGAATTTTATATCGCTCTTCGTTGTTTACCAAAGAATGATTTCCGGTGTACATCAACAAGAAGTTGTTCACAATGTCTTGCAAACTGACATATTGGTATGAACCCCAATTGGCATCTTGAGGTGCATTGCCATTGTTGGTATAGTATTGAAACGGAGATATGTACGGCATAATTATTGCGGATTAAGTATTGTTCCTTGTTGTTGTTCTTGAACCATTCCAAACTGAGTAAGTTCAGTTTCCCTTATAGACATACCACAGTATTGTAATATCTTCACAGCCAACTTATACTCATCCTCCAAAGGAAGCTCAAAGTCCTGATAGTCTAATTGCGTTTGATCGAATACAGGCTCTCCATTTGCAAGAGTTATATAAGTCCACTTAGGGTCTTTTGGATATCTGAAATAGACAATGTTAGTTGCACCGTAACCTTTAATGGTATTAGGGTACAATGTCAATATGTTATTAGACATTGTATAAGCCGGATACATATTTGATGGTGCAGTAAGCAGCGAAGCGTTCAACATTGTTATCTTACCTACAGAGACTTTCTCTGCCTCGTTCACGCTAGACGCAGAATATATAGCGTAACCTTGACCAATAACAGTGAAGATGCTATCTGATATATTTAATGTAGTGGCATTCACTACGGCAGTAACATTGGCAGATTGGTATGTAGTGGTATTAACTATAATGTCACCTACAGAAACACCTGCTGTCAAATAATTTGCTGCCGGATCTATTAAAACATAAGCCGGTAATATGTTACTGTTTACACCACTTACAAGTAACCTTGTATAGCATAACAACTTGTTTATCAAGTAGTAATCATTGCCTACTGTGATAAAAGATGGAGCATAATATTGATTGGTTACAATACCGGATGGAGTAAATATTGGAATGATAAAGTTTGAAGTCAAAAACGTCTCCAATACTTCAGCGATAGGTTGCTCTATATCGGCATAGTCTGTGCCTGCCATACGAGCATTCTCCATGTTTATAATCTTATTATAAGCACCAAAGTATTCTTCATAAATCTCCATCTGTGCCTGCTTGGCATATAGGTTGAAGTCTTGTGGAGAGATATATCCGTAGTTGTTTTTGTTAGCAACAGACAGAACTGTGTTTCTTACTGAGTTTATCATTTGCTTATTTTTTACAAATATAAAAAAAAGAGGGAATAAAATAAAACCCTCTTTTCAAAACTAAAAAATATATTATTTAATTACACTAAAAATGTTTCCAACATCTTCAAGTAATCTAAACCATCGTCACTCTTTAAATACAAACCGGCAAACTCATAAGGGTCTGTACCGTATGGTATAGAACACATCTTTTTCTTGTTAGTAGCAGTATTGAACCAAATCTCTTTATCGGCATTACGGAATACCAATAACTTATTCTCAAAGAATGTTTTGATTTTTGCCTGATAATTCAATTCAGGGTCATTCAATATTTGCAAAAACTCCCTTGGATTGTTCTTAGCAAAAACAAGAATATCTCTTCTTAGTTCCGCAGTAGTGATATAACTTGGGTCTCTATCAAATAATACCCTTGTCATCATCTCCACTTGCTCTATACTTAACTGTCTGGCTGAAAGTAAAGCATCTACTTCAATGTTCAATTCATCTACTTCGTCTTTTGCTTCTCTTTCCTTATCTACTTCTTCAAATATCCTACCATTCAAAGGATGATAATGCAAGAATGCTTGCAATACCGGATTTGTTTTTGGAACAGTCAAAAATCCATCGTCAAATATAATTGGCTCAAGAATAGCGTTTCCATCTTGCTCATCCTCAAAAGGAGACTTTTGATTTGAAGCATATCTTAATGGTCTGTTTACGTTATTCTTTTCGTCAAACCATAACAAGGGGAAGCGAGGATGATTCCTTGATGCTAATGTATATGCTAATGGAGTTCCATTTTTTAATCTATACACCTTATCTAAAGGCGTAGCTTTTTTTACTTCTGACATAATTGATTTAATTTAATTAGATTTTTAAAAAGAGAGTGCCATTTCTGACACTCTCCAAAATATAATGGACTTACGACTATCCGTATCTAAACAATACAAAGTTGTTAGCACCAAGAGTACAAATACAACGCTCAGACAAGAAGTTTACCTCCATAGCATCTAAATCGCTATTGGCAGCACCACCGGCAGAACCTGTGATCCAAGTCTTGTAACGTCTATCTTCTGTCTCTGTAGCACGATATCTAACGTGTAAGAATGGTCTCTTAGCGTTTTTACCCATGATTTGGTCATAAACACTTGTAGAACCAGCAGGAACAAGAAGACCTGTTACTGTACCGGCAGCCGTAACAGCAGTAGAAAGACCACCACGCATTGTTGGGTCATTCAAGTATTTCCAATCTGATTTGTAGAAGTCATATCCACGTCTGAAACCTGAGAAACCAAGATTCAAAGCCATAGTCATGTCATTGTCAAACAAACCATAAGAAGCACCAAATGAAGGAGTAGCAGGAGCAGCAGTACTTGCACCGTTTAATCCGGCAAGCATACCATCAATGTCAAAGCTGAACTGACGATTTACGAACACAACATTCTCTTCGATAGCACCTTGGAAGTCAAGACGTTGAACAATAGTATCCCAATCAGGCAAAGTGGTTGGTGTACCTGCACCCCATACGTTACCACGATTATTAACAACAAAAAATACTCCTTCCGAACCAGCAGATCCGGCTTGACCGACTACACCTAATACTGAAATAGCACCTGAACCAACTTCAGCAGGAACAGTCTCAATCATAGAAGTTTCAAGATAGTCTTCAAAACGAAGTCTTGTCTCATGCTCGCTCTTCAAATACCAAAGGTATCCTGTAGCCCCGTTTTCAGTTGTTACTTCAACCCAACCAATCTGAGCCATGTCAGAACCATTGACAATATATCTGTCTTTGATAATTATTGGCTTGTTAGAAAAGATAGAATCTTCGCTTTCAATTGAACCAACCATACCTGTAGTTCCTTTTCTAAATTCAGAACCGTAGATAAAAATAGTACAAACATTAGTGTTAACAATGTTAACAACAGCTTCGTAAAATGCAACAGTAATAACCAAACCGGCAGCGGCAGTTACTACTGCTTTATTTGATACACCTGTGGCATTGTTTTGAATAAATACCGTTTGACCGATACGGATAGCAGCAGTTGTAGCACCAACGTCAGCAATAGTAAAAGTACCAACACCACCGGCAACAGCAGAAGCAGTACAAAGTCTATATTTAATGTGCAAACGACCTTGTTCAGCCCATCTTACTTGGTCTGAGTTAGAAGGCATTTCAGCACCTACCATACGCAAGAAAGAGGCAATAGTTCTGTTACCGTAACGCTCAAATTCTTTCTCGTAAGTATCTGGTAAATACTGATTTAAAAAGTTAAAGTTAGTGATGTAGTTTGTTGACAAAACCATCCTTTCCGCAGATGGTTGCAACGCAAACGTAGGATTGTTTAATAAAGCCATGATTTTTAATTTTTAAAATTTTCTAATGCTTTTAATTTTTAGACTTTTTCCATGATCCGGATTAAGTTCCTTCACTTGGAAGCCATCATTTGATTTTGTTGCTTCAGTAGCCTTACGCTCAGACATATTTATATTTTTTGTCTTTTTCATAAGGTCATCTGTCGCATCTGCTTGACCTTGTTCATAAAAGAACTTAGCAAAGCGTTCTGGATTCATAGCAACAGCTAAAGCTCTATGATACCCTTGAGCGTCTTTAATCATACCATTCTCATCCAGGAACTTCCCGATAAAACCAGAAGGATTAGAATGTAATCTTTTTAACTCATTAGCATCACCAGGGGAGAAAGAAACCTTTTTATTGTTCAGACTAAATTCAAAACCTTTGAATTCTGAACCGAAAATTTCGTTTGTTTTTTGTTCAAACCATTCACGTTTACGGCTAATCTCCTCTTCGTAAGTTTTAGATTGCTTAATATATTGACGATAGCTTTCAAACTCCTCCTTCTCTTCTTTAGACATATTAGCCGGACTTGACTCAAGGGGCATTTTATATTGCTCTTTCTGAGAATTAAAAAATTTCTTCGCTTCGTTAATAATTTTCTTTCTTGCTATCTTAGTCTTTTTGATATGAGATTCATCATCGTAATCCTCATCATATCTATAGTCATCCATCATAGACTCAATGTCATCTTCATCAAGACCTTCTTGAGTGGATACTAAATAGTCTTTTAACAATTGATCTTCAGGCATAGCATCAAAATCTTTTCTCAACTTGAGAAAGTCATCAAAGCCTCTGCCTGTTTCTTTTTTATACT